CTCGACGAAGCTGATTACCTAAATCCACAGTCCACCCAACCTGCTCTTCGTGGATTTATCGAAGAGTTCTCTGGTAACTGCAGATTTATTCTAACTTGTAATTTTAAAAATAGAATAATCCAACCACTACATTCTAGATGTACAGTTATAGAATTTAATATAGCTAAAAAAGATATGCCAGCCCTATGTAACCAATTTCATAATAGGGTTAAAACTATTTTGGGTACAGAAAAAATTGACCACGATCCAAAGATAGTTGCAGAACTAATTATGAAACACCAACCAGATTGGCGTAGAGTTATTAATGAATTACAAAGATATGGTTCTGGTGGTATTATCGATAGTGGTATATTAGTTAATTTAGCTGATGATTCAATAGATGATTTAATTAAGTTTTTAAAACTAAAAGACTTTCGTAAGATGAGACAATGGGTTGCTGATAATATGGATAGCGAACCTGCTGCTATATTTAGAAAACTATATGACACAATGTATGAATATGTCGATGGTAAATCTATTCCACAGCTCGTACTTATCTTAGCAGATTATCAATACAAGAATAGTTTTGTTGCAGACCATGAACTAAATCTTGTAGCATGTTTAACAGAAATTATGGCAAATACGGAGTTTAAATAATGGTAGATTGGAACACTAAAGGTTATACAAACAAAGATGATGAAACAATTAGAATTCTAAAACAGAATGTAAAAGATCTTGAGGAACAACTAAACAAAGCTAGAAAAAAGATACATGGATTAAATGCCAAAATTGCTGCAGCAGAAGATGCAGCGCGTCAAGCAAAACAACACCACCAACAAGTAATGGATGATGTGTTAGAAATGCAAAGACTAATACAAGAACACTATCAGGAAAAAGGTTATCGTGAACCCGTTTGATTTTATAAATGCAATTAACTTTACTAAGAAAGATTTAATTGTAGATGATATAACAGAAAAAGAATACCAACCATTCTTGGTAAATAGAACATTATCACATTTTAAAGATACAGTATTATATGCAAATGAAATGAATGTAAACCACCATCTGGATAATCGCCTTCAAAACCATTTTTTTATAAATATAATTACGAAGAAAAAAAGGTTCTCGAAATGGGTAAAACCATCAGAGATAGAAGATTTGGATTGCATAAAAGAATACTATGGATATAGCAACGAAAAGGCAAAGTCAGTATTATCCCTTCTTACCGGCGACCAGATAAAACAAATAAAAAATAGGACGACAAAAGGTGGAAGAACAAAATAATGAAATTAGACCATGGACTCCCGACGATATGTTGGAAGTTTCACTGAATGAGCCAGATGATTTTCTAAAGATTAGAGAAACACTTACTCGCATCGGGGTCGCATCACGTAAGGACAACAAACTATTTCAATCGTGCCATATACTACATAAACAAGGCAGATATTTTATAGTGCATTTTAAAGAATTATTCTTGTTAGATGGCAAACCGTCTAACTTAATTGAGAATGATATACAACGTAGGAATACTATTACTACATTGTTATCGGATTGGGGATTGGTCACTATGGTGAAACCTTCCCAAGCCAAGGACGTAGCACCACTCAGACAAATAAAGGTTATACCTTTTAAAGAAAAGTCACAGTGGGAATTATGTCCAAAGTATAATATAGGAAATAATCAATCTAAAGATTAATCTTGTATAAATACTATTGAAGAATGCGGCATTGGGCCGGTTCTCTACATAACCTTGCTATTATAGGAGGAAATAAAATGGTAAGAAATACATTGAACGTACCACGTTCGCTTTTCGTAGGCTTTGAGCCTTTATTAGATGAACTGGAGAGAATTCACTCTGCAGGAAAGTCAACTAAAGATAACTATCCACCACACAATGTGGTGAAGATCGATGAGGAGAAGTTTTTAATTGAAATGGCTTTAGCCGGTTTCAAACAAGAAGACATCTCTGTTGAGGTCAAAGATGGTATTCTTAAAATAAAAGGTGAAATGCCGAAAGATGAACGTGAATTCGCGTACAAAGGTATATCGTCCCGCAAATTTGAGAAAAGCTTTCGACTCTCAGAATTTGTTGTAATAGACGGTGCTGATTTGATGGATGGAATACTCGTGGTTTACGCCAGAGTAGAACTTCCGGAAGAGAAGCGTCCTAGAGAGATCAAAATAGGGTCTGCTGGGGCATCAACAAAGAAACAATTCCTGAAAGGGTAATTGTCAATTAGCGACACTCAGTAGATAGTTTAAAAACTTTTTACTGGAGAATATCATGGCAAAAATTAAAACCTACATGGTTGAACATGACATCGCTAAGACCTTAAAAGATTTGATAGAAGTCATATTCGTGACCGGAGTTTGCTTAGGTACTGCACCGTTCCTAATATGGTTAAGTCAATTTTAAGGAATTAGATTATCGGGCAGGGTCGATGACTCTGCCCACCTTAACTAACAATATGAAATATATAATAACAATCGGAATAATTTTTATCCCGTGGGAAATAGCCCTCGTACTACTATTGACTACTTTACTAAATTAGGGGTTTACATTTCCGCTGAAATGTGGTATAATATACATTATGCAATTTTACACAAACGTGTCTCGCTATGGTAATATGCTTCTTTACAGAGGTGTAGAAGATGGCAGAAAAGTTCAAAAGAAAATCAAATACAAACCTACACTCTTCGTAGGAACTAACAAAGCTACTAAATGGAAATCGCTTGACGGTAAACCTGTAGCTCCTGTCCAGTTCGAATCTATGCGCGATGCTAAGAATTGGGTAGAAGAAAACAAACACGTTGCTGGCAGATACATCTATGGTAATACACGTTACCAATCTTGCTTAGTTAACGACTTATTCCCCGGCGAAATAGAATTCGACCGATCCAAAATAAACGTAACCACTATCGATATAGAAGTACAATCCGACGATGGTTTTCCAGAACCATCCGAAGCTGCTAAAGTCGTTACAGCTATTTGTCTTAAAAATAATATCGATAACACTTACTATGTTTGGGGCTTAGGCGACTACGATACATCTAAAACAATTATGAAAACCAATCGTGTGGTTTACAAAAAATGTGCAGACGAAAAAGAATTACTCATAGACTTTATTAACCACTGGGCTACACCCTCGCACACGCCCGATGTTATAACTGGTTGGAACTCTAAGTTCTTCGATATACCTTATTTGGTTAATCGTATCCGTAGAGTATTTGGACCAGAACTTGGCGAAGAGAATATCAAAAAGCTTTCTCCTTGGGGTATGGTAGAACGTAGAGAAGCTAGAATTGCTTACAAGTCTATGAACAGAGACGAAACATACGAATTCCAAGGTATATCCCAAATGGATTATATGGAAGTATTTAAGAAATTTGGTTACGCATACGGTCAACAAGAATCCTATTCTCTTAATCATATTGCTTACGTAGTACTTGGAGAAGAAAAACTATCTTACGAAGAACATGGTTCTCTAAACAATTTATACAAAGCTGACCACCAAAAGTTTATTGATTATAATATAAAAGATGTAGAACTTGTAGACCGATTCGAAGATAAGATGGGACTAATTACATTAGCCATGACTATGGCTTATCGTGGTGGTGTTAACTATAGCGACACGTTTGGCACCACTGCGATTTGGGATTCTATTATCTATCGTGACTTATATCAGGATAACATTATAGTTCCATTCCCAGTAGAAAGCGACAAAGGTACTTATCCTGGCGGTCACGTTAAAGAACCAAAAGTTGGTATGCACAAACACGTAGTTAGTTTCGATTTAAACTCTCTTTATCCTAGTATCATTATGCAGTTTAATATGTCTCCAGAAACTATACTAGATTCATATAGTCCAGAACTAGATGTAGAAACTGTTCTATCTAAACCAATGTTAAAAAGACCAGCCAATGTTGCAATCGCAGTTGGTGGTCAACATTTCGATATTACTAAAAAAGGTGTACTTCCTAAAATCATCGAGGAGATGTACGATGAACGTGTAGAAGTTAAAAAGAATCAAATTAAGTACCAACAAGAATTACAAAAAGCAGAAGACAAACAAACTATATTTGAATTACAAAGACAAATATCTTTAGCAGAAAACAAACAAATGTCTATTAAGATTCTACTAAATAGTTTATACGGTGCTTTGGGTAATCGTTACTTTAGATTCTTCGACCAAAGAATTGCAGAAGCTATTACATTATCTGGCCAAGCTATTATCCGTTGGGGTGAAAATGCTATTAACGATTACTTAAATAATTTACTTAAAACTAAAAAAGATTATGTTATTACTATCGATACAGATTCCTTATACGTTGGATTAGGTGACCTTGTAGAAAAGTTTAATCCAAATAATGAAATAGATTTCTTAGATACTATTTG